GGTCCAGGAGCCTGAACACCATGCGCACCGCAAGCCCGGACGCCCCGGCAGCAAGCAGGCTCACGTAGGGACCGGCCGCCTCCAATGCGGCAAGCAACGATTGATCGCTCATTCTTCTTGTCTCCCGGCGCACGGCGTCACGCAATGCCCGCAGTCAGAAACGCAAGAGGAGTTCGACCCGAACTGCACCTCGCAGATCACGCCGGACTCCTCACTGATGAAGATGCGCCGCCGCTGCGCCTCGGTCAGAGGCGGGGGCAGCGGCGCGTGTTGCAGCGAGTGCTGCGTTACTGATTCCCCCACGGCCGGCCTTTCTTGGCCTTCTCGTGTTTCTCGCTGCCGTCGATGACGCCGTTGAGCCACTTGGTCCCCAGTCGCATGGTCGAGTTGACCCCACCGAAACACATTTTCTGCGTCAACAGCTCCGGCTGCGCCTTGCCGTCCTCCGCCCAGTTCCAGAGGATGTCGTAGTCGCACCCAGGCCGCTCGGTCAACTTGTTCGCGTGATCCAGCGTTTTCATGCCCGCAGCGTTCAGCGCCTTCGCCTCTGCCGGCGACATGCCGACGAAGGTGTTGGTCTGCTTGAACACCGTCTTGCCGGCCTTCTGCACTTCGACGCTCGTCACCACGTCCACCGCCCACGCGGACACCGCGAACAGCGCCGCGAACAACACCGCCACCACTGCAATTGCCTGCCTCATGTCGTTCCTCACTTGATGAACTCCTGCCACGGCACCGTGTAGCCCGACCGGTGCCACTTCGTCACACGCTGATCCTTGACCTTGCCGCCCACGTCGCCGGAGGCTGCGAGGTTGATCTGAGCGTTCTTCTCTGCAACGGACACCACCCCAGCAAGCGAGATCGCCCGCGACTCCGTTGGCGTGAGATTCCACCAGAACCAGTCAGGCGAGCGCACGGCATCCTGCGAGTGGTAGCGCGAGAGCACGTTGGCGAGCGGAGCCTGCCCATGGTCCGTGCGCATGTAGCCCTCGCGCAATGTTTCGCGCGGCTCCTGCTCGTAGTCATCGCGCCGCCTACGGCGCAGCCAGTCCATGAGTCCCATGAGTTCCTCCGTTACGCCGCCGTGTCGCCCTTGAAGCGGATCACGGCCGTGTCGGCGTTCGCCGCGCTGGCAGACGCCGGCACGTTGCGCCGGACCCAAATCCCATAGTGCTGCCCGGCCGCGATGTTGCCAAGCGACAGACCGGCGCCTTCCGATGTGGGCTGAGAGAACGTCGGCCCGGACGGCGCGGTGTTCTCGTTGGCAACCGTCTCCATCGTCGCGTTGACCCCCTCATCGCACAGCGCGAGATACAGCGTCACTTGCGCGCCGCCTGTGTCGGTCAGCCAAGCCTTGACGGATTGCCACGTCAGGGTCCCATGCGTGTTCTTGACGTAAAAGCCCCGGTACTCGTCCTCGCCCGACGACGCCTCCGCGCTGCTCACCTGATCGAACAGGTTGTGCAGGCTGGCGCTCGTGATCTCGGTCGAGGAGATCGCGCCGCCAAGCGAGGCGTTCACGTCCGAGTTGGCGGCGCCGCCGGAGAGGTAGAACTTGATGTCAGTTGCAGTAATAGCCATGAGCCGGCCTCCTCTTGGTTATGGGCTACGCGCCCAACGATAACAGCCCTCGCGTTTCGTACACCGACGGCCCGCTCTGCTGTTCCACCACCGCGCGGTTCATTGCCATGATGAGCGCGACAATGCCGTCGATCTTGTTTTCCGGGCGCTCCTTGCGCGGGTACATGTTCTCTTTCGCGTCCACGTAGGCGACCACATTTGAGGCCATCCATTCAAGGACCGGATCGCCGTTGTGGTGGAACCGCCCACTGACAATCGCCGCCTGCAACGCCTTCATCGGCTCGCTGAGGTTCTTGACCGTCATGGGGCACTCGACCATCGGCGCCCCGCGCGCAAGGAGATGCGTGGCGAGTTGCGTCGCCTGCCACGGATCGAAGGCGACGGCGCGCGCACCGAACTGCGCTGCCTGCTCCGCCACCGCATCCTCGATGAGATCGAAGTCGATCACGTTCCCCGGCGTCCTTGTCACAGCTCCCGAGTGCGCCCATCCCGCATACTGGGAGTTTTGCGCGTTGTCGATCTGCTCCTCGGGAAGCCAGTACCGCGCGAAAGCATAATACTCCCCATCCCGCACGAACAGGAGCACGGACGCGGCGATGTCGATCTTGCTCGCGAGGTCCAGGCCGACATAGCATGGCTCGCCGGCAAACTGCTCAACGCGCAGCGACGAGTCCGCGCACGCCTGCCACGCCCGCATGTCGATCCATGCGGTGTGCGTGCTCACCCACTTGTTCAGATGCTTGGTGAGAAAGTTGTTGAGCGCGGCGGGCGAGGCCATCGCCTTGGCTTGCAGGCCTCGAATCACGTCCGGCATCACGCTCACGCCCCAGTTCGGATTGGCCTTTTGCAGCGCCGCCTCGGTCGTCCAGTCATCCTCGTCGTCGATCGTGTAGATGATCCCGAACGTCTGCTCGTCCTGCACCACACCGTCCAACACCTTTAGCACGAACCCGCGCACCTCATAGCACACGCGTGACCGATCGAAGCCGGCGGTCGTGATCGACCAGAGGAGCGACTGGTGACGCTTGCCGGTCGCCGTCTCCATCACGTCATACACCGCACGGGTCTTGTGCGCGTGCAGTTCGTCGATGCAGCCAAAGTGGACGTTGAGCCCTTCCAGCGTGTCCTTGTCGCTGGCGAGCGGGCTGAACTTGCTGTGCGTGCGCTCGATGTAGAGGGCGCCGCGCGTCTGCTCGATCCCAAACGCATCGCGCATCGTTGCGTCCATGCGCACCATTGCCGCCCCGGCATCAAACACAATGCGCGCCTGCTCGCGCGCCGTCGCAACGGAGTACACCTCGGCCCCGAGTTCGTCGTCGGCGCAGAGGCAATACAGAGCCAGAGCCGCGCTGAGTGTGCTCTTGGCGTTGCCGCGCGGCACCTCAACGTAGACGCGCCGGAAGCGGCGCGCGCCGTCCGCCCCGATCCACCCAAAGGCGCTTCCGATCACAAAGACCTGCCAGTCCTCAAGCCGGATGCACTGTCCGGCGAGCGGCCCCTTGACGTGCCGCAGCGATTCGACGAACCGGCACACGCGCTCAACCGGCGTGTCGGCGCGCCCGCTGCGGCGGCGCTGGATCGGGTTCCACGCGAAACGTCCCGCCTTCAGGTCGCGGAGGTGCCGCTCGCAGGCGCGGCGCACCCAGTGACACACAGCCTCCTTCCCCGCGCTTACGCGCAGCGCATAGGCGGTCGCGCGATCAGCGAATGGGGCCGGAGGAGCTGCCGCCCTAGAACCGCTCCCAGCCTTCCGCTTCGACATCGACCGGCGGGCGCGTGTTGACGCGCGCCCGGCTGCTCGGGGTCATGCCGAACTCGGTGAGGTAGGCGAGGAGCTGTTTTTCCATCATCAACTGCGCCTTCCACACCGGGGACACCACGGGGACGCCGTCCTTGCCCTTGACGATCACCGGGAGCTCGCGCGCACGGGACACCAGATCGGTGTACTTGCACCACAACTCCGCCAGCATGCGCAGCGCCTTGCCGTCAATGGCGGTCAGGATTTGTGCGTCGTCGAGTTGCTGCCCGATTTCCAGCCATGCGTTGCGCACGCCTGGGGGCAGATCATCAGGGGGCTCAGGCATGCCGCGCGCCGGCTGCGGCTCGTTCTTGTTCGCCCGCGTGACGTTGTAGGTCCCTTTCAGCAGTTTCAGATGGGTGGGAAGGGGTTTGCGCCCGGCTCTCATTGTCACGCCCCGCGCCGCTCCAATGCGCTGCATTGTGCAATTGCCAAATTTAAGGTGAGCGTCCGCTCATGAGCCGGCAGGTGCCACAGATTCAGACCGCCCCCCCCTTGCGTGGCCGACCGAATGACCCATCGACCAGCGCGGTCTTGCGGGAGTGGCAGGAGTGGCAGAGCGGCTGGAGGTTGTCCAGCGCGTTGCTGCCGCCGAGAGCACGGGAAACCACGTGATCGACTGCCGTGGCGCGCCTCGCCACGCCCTTTGCCGCACACGCTCTGCATAGGGGCTCGGCCCGCAGCACCATTCGACGCAAGCGGGCCCATTCCGCGGTTGCGTAGAGCGGGTCGGCGGGACGCCCGCGGGCGTATGCCTGCCGCAACTGGCGGAGGTGCTGCCTGCAATAGCCGGGCGGGCTGACCAGCGCTGAGCATCCAACGTGCCGGCATGGAGTGGGCGCGCGTGTCGGCATGACCAAAACAGGGGCGGTGCGCCGGCCGTCGCGTCACTAGGCCGGCGCACCGCAAAACGTCACTCCACAAGGAGATGGCCGTCGCCCTTGCAAGCGGTGGCCGAGCGCATCTTACCATGTCCTACCGCAGACCAATGCACTTGTGTTGTTGCACGCTGAGCCGCCATGATGGCTCCTCGCGGGTGATCGTTGAGACGCATAGCGCGGTTGCCGCGGGGCTCTGGCTCAGTGGCTGAAGGTATACCAGTGGCGGGCGCTTTGCGGGAGCCAAGGCGCGTCGCTCGACTAGCAACTCCCGCAGGCGCGCGATGTCACGCGCCTTGCCGACGGGCATCTTGATCTCGTCCGCTGCCGCCAAAGCCGAGGCGTGCGGCGTGGCGCAGCCTGGCATGTCGAGCTTGGGGGACAGCGTGATCCAAACCCCATCCCGCTGCGCGGGCGGCGCATGCTGGCCGCTTGTCTCGATTGCGACCCTGAACCCGTCCAGCGTGAGCAGGCCGCAGAGTGCGTTGAGGTCGTGCATCGTGGGCTCGCCTCCCGTTAGCACGACAAACGGAATGCCAGCGTCGCGCGCCCAGCGGACCACATCCTGCGGGGTTGCCCATGTCCACGTCGGCGTGCTCGTCGTCTTGTCGAGCATCTCCGACGCCTGCACTCGATCCTCCTCTCGCCGCGCCCATGTGTGCTGCGTGTCGCACCACGCGCAGCCAACGGAACAGCCTTGCAGACGCACGAACAGGGCCGCGCGCCCCGTGTGCGCGCCCTCTCCTTGCACCGTGCGATAGACCTCATTGACCGGCAGGGGCGCGGGGGGTGGGGTCATTCCGCTGTAGCCGAGCACTTGCGCGTCTCCTCGACCGTGACCCTGGTGCACAGAACGCCGGTCAGCGCCAGTTGCTCGGGCGCGACGACAAGCAACAGATGCTGCGCCATGTTTTCCGCTGTTGGGTTGAATGGGAGCGCGACAACCGTCGGGTCAACCTCGCGCAGGGTGGGCAACATGAGATCGGCCTCCCACAGCAGCATCCGATGGTCCCAGTTCTTTTCAAGCCACTCGCAGAGCCGCGACTTGATGACCGCGAAGTCGATGACGCGGCCAACAGCATCAAGGCCGCAACCGCAGCACTCGAAATGCACCCGGTAGTTGTGGCCGTGCAGGTTTATGCACTTACCTTCGTGCCCCACCACGCGATGACCGCAGGAGAAGTCATGAAACCGTGTCGCCGTGATGCCCACCGCTATCCTCCCGGCACTGAATGCAAGAATTCTGCGCGCAACCCCACGTTATCGCGCAGCGCGCCACGCAGCACCACGGTCTGCATCTGCGCCGCATGGTCGCGCACCCCGCGCCACGTCATGCAGAGGTGGGTGGCGCGCACGATGACACCTAGTCCGCGCGGCGCGATTTCCTCCTCCAACTCGTCAGCGAGCATGACTGTGGCGTCCTCCTGCTGTGTGGGTCGCGCGAACACCCACCGCGCCAGTCGGGTGAACTTCGACAGCCCGAGCAGTCGCGCGCCTGGCAGCACGCCGATCCATGCGCGCCCCTGTACCGGGACGAGATGGTGAGCGCAGACCGATTGCAAGGCGATTGGCCCGACCACGTAGAACTCGTCAAGGTGCTTGGTGTTCGGGAAGCTGGTCATTTCGGGGCGCGGCTCGAACATGCCCGCACATGCCTCGCGCCGCATCATGCGTGCCCAGCGTTGCGCCGTGTGCTCCATCTGCGGGTCTACGCGCCATGCCGTTGACCCCAACAGTTCGTCCAGCGCCAAGCCGAACATCAACGCCGCCTGCTGTACCTTCTGGTTATCGTCAAGCACGGCTATTCTCGCTCGGCGTCACCTGTTCCTTGACTGCCTGCAGGGCCACGACAGGGTTGTCCGTGCCGACGAAATCCAACCATGCCGGCAAGACCTCCGCGCGACGGGCCTCATCGTACTTGTCGCCGCTCAACATCTCACTGATCACCGCGCGCCCCAGTGTGCTCAGTGGCGGAAACTCCAACGTGCGCTCCTCGGTGCCGAGTTGGCGAAACAGTCCCCAGCGCCGCAGGCATACGACGCACCCGCCGCACGGCTGCTGGGTTTCGGCCAGACAGGACCGTGTTGCCTTCAGCGCCGCCATGCTGCCGCCATTGGCGAGCGCCCAGCGGGCGGCGTCGAGCTTGTTCCAGCCGCGCTCGGCGAGCGGCAGACGCACACGCACCTGCGGCAGATAGGGTTTCAGCGCATAGCCAATCGCGCATGACGCTAGTGCGGCAAAGGTGAAGTTCTTGTCCGTTGCCCGCTCATGCACTTCCCCGCGCAGCGCGCCAATCCATACCTCATCCGCGCACTCCTGACACGCCGCGAGTGTGGCGAGCGCCAGGTTGCGGCCCGGAATCATGATCGCCCCGCTGCCGCTGCTGTTGTTCGCCAGCGCGCCGCCGGTCAGCCACTCCACCCGCCGCACAACGACGTCAGCAGGCAGCGCCGCCCGCTCCCACTCAGCATATGGCTGTCCGATGTCATAGTGCAGCTTCACGACGTTACCCGCGCCAGCGAGAAGGCCCATGATGTATGAGTCCATCCCGCCCGAGTACAGGATGACGGTCTTCATGGCGCGTAGAACCCCCAAAGCTCAACGCAATCGTCACGGAAACACACGCGCTTGCGCGCCTGCGCCGGCAACCCGAATACGCCCATGAAGTGGTCGAGCCAGTCGCGGGTCCAGATCGTGTAGTGCCCCTCCCATCGTGACCACGGCGCGCTCGCTGCCGGCACGGCAACGAACATCGAGCGCGCCATGCCGCACAGCGTCCGCATCGCCGCCCACGGGTTGTAGAGATGCTCGAGGGTGTGATTCAGGAACACCATGTCGTATTGGCTCGGCCAGCCGCGCCAACCCAACTTCTCGCGCAATAGCGGGTCCTCCAGACTCTCGCGCGCAATGCGCGGATGAGCGGCGCTGTGGTAGAGGTCAACCCCGTATGCCTGACAGCCGCGCAGCGCAAACTGATCGAGGGCATATCCATAGTCACAACCCGCATCAAGCACTGTGCTCGGCAACGACCGCCGTTGCGCAACATGCGCCGCAACCGCCCATTGCACGGACGCGTCGATCAGCGGCTCAATGTCAGGCGCGCGCCCGCCCTCGTTCTTGCCGTGGTGCGCGGTGTGCAGATTCTCGTCTCCGTTACGTGCCGGCAATCTGAAGTGCCCCATAGAGGACGGCCTGGAAATGACGAACTTCACACGCGACGCCCGCACGGCGCAGGTAGCGCACGGTCTCCGCGTCACTTTCCACCAGCACGCTGATGTCGGGCTGTTGCCGCAGCACCATGAGCTTGTACTGGCGATGCTGCCGCCAATCCTCGTTTCCGTGGAACAAGCGCACCGGGGCAATGTCCCAGCGCGACAGCCAGTTCTCTGTGTTCACTCGGTCGCTGACCGGGCGTCCGGTGAGCATCATAAACTCGCCGCGCGGCCGGAAGTATGGCTTGATCCTATCGCGCAGCGCCACGTCCGTTTCAGGGTCCGTGAATTGCAGGTCTGGCAGCAACACGCCGTCGATGTCGTAGCAGATCACGCTGCCTGCCTGCCGGGCAATTGCCGCAGACGTTGCGCCGCGTCAAGGAGTTGCTGCCAATTGTTCTGCGCCGAGCAGGCGAGGTGAATCTTCGTGCCGATGGCTTGCGCAGCCTCGACGCTGCCGCTCACGTGAGACGCCGCGTTGAGGCGCGTTGCAATAGACTCAGCGCCCGTGCCGCGCCATGCGGCGTCGAAGCGCAGGTCGTAGAGCGTGAACCCAAGCGCGCGCGCCGCCGCCTCATGCTCCGGTTTCGGATGCGCCGCAAGGCGTTCGCGGGACAGTGTCACAAAGCGCCCGCGCCCGAGATAAAGCTGAATGTTGCCGTACCGCTGCGCCGACGCCCACGACGACGAGTCGCAGGAGTAGGGGCGCAGCGCCTTGATCTCGCGATAGGTCGTGTACCCCAGCAGATGCGCCTTCATCCCGCGCTTCGCTGCCTCCTTCACCGCGCGCGCCGCATAGGCGGCGCGGAACCCGCGCACCTGCGTTAACCCGCCGAACGCCACGTAATCAGCGCTCGCAGCGTAATGGTCAAGCTCCGCCTCCATGTTGCCGCCCATTGTGACGACCGGCATGGGGCGCGCTCCCGCATCGCGCATCTTCTGGTAGTTGACGCGGGTTGCCGCAGCGTCCCCAATGACGTCCAGTGACAGGTATCGGCACGGGAACGGCAGCGCGCGCAGCCATTGGACGTACTCCCCAAGCTCAATTCTCTTGCCGCGCGTCATGACGGTGAATGCGCCGCTGTCTACCAGCACATCAACGGCGTCCGCCGCGTCCGCCAGCATTCGCTCCACCACCGGGCTGCGGTACGCAAAGGACAGCAGCACTGGGAGCCTAATTGACTTCGACACCTTCCATCCCATTTACGGCGTCCAGCACCGCGCTGCGTACCTCGGGGGCTTGCGCGGCGGGGCAGGTTACGCGGATGGTGACGTGTGCGCTCACCTCTTCCGCGCTGTCTTTGGCAACAAAATCGGTGCTCCACCCGTTGAGCGCTGCCTCTAGTTCCCCGCCCTCAAAACCAGTCAACTCCAACGAGAACCCATCGTCGCGTAGCGCAAGAAGCTCGCTCGCAAGCATGTCCATGTCCCAGCCCGCGTTGAGCGCCAGTTTGTTGTCGGCGATCACATAGGCGCGCCGCTGCGCATCACTCAATCCAATCAGTCGGATGCAAGGCGCGCTTGCCGCGTCGTCCCAGCCGCGCCCCGGCGACACCCCCGTTTCGCGTAGACGCTGCGCGGCGCGCACGCGCCCATGGCCGGCAATGATCGTCCCTTCTTGATCGATCAGCACTGGATTGGTCCATCCGAACTCCTTGAGTGAGCCGGCAATCTCCGCAATCTGCGCCTCGCTGTGCGTGCGCGCGTTGCGCGCGTAGGGCAGGAGGGAGTCCAGCGCGATGCGCTCGATCTCGTAGTCAAGCGTCTCTGGTTTGCGCTTCGGCATGCGCCGCTCCTCGCCTCAACACCTGCACTTCAACCGATGCGCCGCGCGCACTGTACCGCTTCTCAACGATCAGTGAGGTCACGCGCGAGTCATCGCGGTACACCACCCCGTTGAGGGCGTCGCAGATCGACTTCACAACGTTGTCCAAATCGGGTTTCGCGATCGGCAGAATGGTGCCGTCACGCGCTTCGCGCTGGCGTTTTTGCGACCATGATCCGGGGATGTCGCAGTTCACCCATACGCGCAGGATGCACGGTTCGTCGAGCGGAGCGAACGCCGGCCCGAGCGCATCGAGCGCCAACACCTTGACCAGCGACTCGTAGCTCGCCGTTTCACTGGGGGTATAGACCCGCGCGCGCCCGCCGCGAATGAACGCGCGCGGGCGCTGTTTCGCCACCGGCTTGCCAGGCACCGTGAACAGGACGACGGTGCGCGGCGGACAACGATTAGAGACGCCCAGCATTGTCACTGCGCGAGCAGCGACTCCTGCTCGGCTGTGTGCTCGGGCGCGATCGCGTTTTCGACCGTGGCCCCGGTCTCCATCAGGCGCACCACATCCGCGACCGTCGCCGGCACCACGTCAAACTGCGATCGCACCACATGCGCCAATGCCTGCGCGCGGCTGCGCGCCCGCACCAGACGACGACGTGGATTGCCGCTGTCGCTCAACTCCGTCACCAAGTAAACCAGATTCCGCATGCTATGCCCTCTTCACGTTAAGCCGGCAGCGCGCTTGATGCGCTGCACCGTTGCCACACTAATGCCGTGCCGCTCGGCGAGCACCTGCGTGGCGCTCCCATTGCGCGCCGCCTCGACGATCTGTGCGCGCTCGTGGATGCTTGTGCTCCGCCATGCGCGGAGCTTTGTCTCCGCCTCGGGGTCGTTGTGCGCCCAGCGCCGCACCGTAGACGCGGCGATGTTGAGCGTTTCGGCGACCGCCTTTGTCGAATGTCCCTCGACCAGCATGTCGGCGCAGAGCTGCTGGGCGACGCGCGAAATCTGCCAGTTGTTCAGCCCGTAGCGCCTCTTGATGTCGATCCACGCCGCGCTGCGCGCTAACTCCTCACGTACCGCCGTCTCGATCTCCTGCGCCCCGTCCCCGTCCACGCCTTGCCCCTCCATCCCGTTCGGGCGCCGCATTGCGCAGCGTCGAACGGAATGGTCGCACACGGTCAACGCGCGGTCAAGCGTCCCTGCGCCCCACGATCGCGCGGAGCTGCGCGCGGCGCTCGGGCGTCAGCGGCGACGCCTGCGCGCTCTCCAACAGGGGCACGGCGGTCGCCGGGGCAGGGGGGGTGATGCGCGCAACCTGCTCAACACTCAGCCGCTTGCGCTGCACCGCCTCCTCAAGCGCCCGCACGCGCCCCCCCGCGTCGATCCCCAGCGTCGGCGTCCACCGCGCCGCGCGCCCCGCTGCCCGCGCCGCTGCCACCTCGCGCACGTAAGCCTCGGTGAACGCCTTGCGCCCCGCCACCAGGTCCCCAGCGCCGGCAATGGGGGCGGCAACCCACCACGCCGCCGCCATCTCGTCGGTCCACACGACCGACGCGCGCTCGTCCGCCAGCACCGAGCAGGCGCTCCACGCCTCTTCCGCCCCAGGTCGTCCGTCCTGCGCCTGCACCCGCTCCACGATCTCTGCCACGGTGGGGGGGAAGCGCGAGGTCATGACGTGCGCCTCCAAGGCCCGCACCACGTCGTCGATCGGTATGCGCGACAACAGGCGCACCCACAACGCCAGCGTCTCGCGGCTCAACGTCGCGGTGGGATAGACCGCGAATGCAGTCGCCACCGCCGTGCGCAATGCGTCACTCATGACCCCACTCCTTGAGAAGTTCACCTGCGCCATGCACCAGTTCGCCGATACTTTCGCGCGCCGCCTTGTGGCGCTGCGCGCCTCCCCGTTCGTCACGACACCAGTTGCGCCACGTCGCGCGCCAATCCACCTTGCGCGCACCCGCCCCGCCCTTGCTGTGCCAGTAGTCAGCGAACTTCGCGGCGACGCGCGCAAGGTGCTGCTCGCTCCAGTCGGGTCGCTCGATGCGCGCATCCTGCGCCCATTCGTCGGTCAACTGCCAGTCGGCACGCAGGCGCGTAGCGCGAGGTGAGGCGGAGCGCGCATCGCGCGCGATGACCTCTCCCTCTGGCTTTCCATTTTGTTTTTGTCTCAATGCAATGTCGCTCTCTAGCTGTGCCTCTGACTGTGGCTCTGGTTGTGGCTCTGGTTGTGGTTGTGGCTGGCATGTCGCAAGCATTGCTTGAGGATCTCCTGAAGCATTGCTTGGAGCATTGCTTGGAGCATTGCTTGGAGCATTGCTTGGAGCATTGCTTGGAGCATCCGCCCGTACCGCCGCCCACCGCGCAACGGCAGCGACGCGAGCCCGCGCCTCATTCATCGCGCGCTTTTCGTAAACCTCAGTCAGGATCTGATCGGCGCGCGCATGTCGCCAGGCACCCGCCACGCGGTCCAGCGCAAAGAACTCGCCGAGCACAAACTCGACCACCCTCTTTTCCTCGGGCGTGAGCGCCATTGCCATACGGGAAACCTTGTCAATGTCATTCGGCAGGGGGCGTCGGTGTTGGTAGTACAGCAGGAGCAGGCGCCAGTAGACGCCCAGCTCGGTGTTGCCGAGGTGCGCGACGTCAGCGAGGAAATCGGAGTAGTAAAGGGGAATCCATGCGGGGCCGGACATGATGGCGTGCTCCTTGAGGTCATAGTGACGCGGCGCGCGGTGCGCGCGCAGAGCAGTTTAGCGGACGCGCGCAAGGCGCGCTGCCTTGCAGGGGTCGTTGGTGAGCCGTTTGCGGCGCTTCCGGCGTTGCGGCGCGCGCCCGCTCCCAGCTGGATAGGCGCGGTGGCACCAAAATCAAGGACTTAGCGCAAGCGCTGGAATGCGGAAGATATTGCACTATGTTGATTTCTTGCGCATAATCCTAATAACACCTCACCACAGACCGACCGCAAACAACATGCAACGCAACGCAACAACCCCAACAACAGCGCCGGCGGCGGCGCTGCGCCGCTGTTCCACCCCCAAGGAGATGACCATGAGACGGTTTGACGACACCATCATCGACACGAACTGGGCTGTGGCAAATGCCCTCTATGAAGCGCTGTGCTCTGCGGACCCGGACAAGGTGCGTGACCTTGAGGTCGCGCTGCTCAGGGTATTCGCGCACGGCGAGATCAGCGAAGCATATCGGCGCACGCGCCCGCTTTCGGCGGCGATGGTTGATGCGGTGTTCGAGGCGTCAGCGCAGGCAACCAGCTAACGGAGATTGCCATGACAGCCACTGCCTACCGTGTCCTGCGCCCCGGCGCCGGGGTTGTTTCCCGGCATCGCACCCTGTCCGGCGCCATCGCGTCCCTGCGGCGCCAGCGTCGAGGAGCCGTCAAGCAAGGCGGCTATTCGCTCGACGAAGTAGAGGTTCGCATGCCGGACGGCTGGTGGCGCAGGCTTACCTTTGACGAACTCGACGCGCGTGAGGTTAGGGCGTAGCGACGGAGCGCCCCGCGGGGCGCTCAACGGTGCGCCTGCACCAACACCAACCACAAGGAGCAACAATGAGAACCGCAACGCTCAAACCTGTACTCGTCGCGATGATGCGCGCCCGCCTCCCGTTCCTGTTGAGCGGCGCCCCCGGGGTCGGCAAGACCGATATCGTCGCGCAAGCCGCCGCCGAGGCTGGGTGCGATTTGTTGATCTCGCACCCGGTTGTGTGCGACCCGACCGACTTCAAGGGCCTCCCCGCGCGCTTGGGCGACTCGGACGTCGCGACGTTCCTTCCATACGATGACCTGGCGCGCGCCCTGCACGCCAGTCGCCCAACCGTATGGATGCTTGACGACCTTGGGCAGGCGACGCCCGCCGTCCAAGCCGCCGCCATGCAGCTCCTACTTGCCCGGCAGTTGAACGGCAAGGCCCTGCCGGACCACGTAACATTCGCCGCCGCCACGAACAGGCGACAAGATCGTGCCGGCGTTCAGGGAATCCTTGAGCCAGTCAAGAGTCGCTTCGCGACGATCATTGAGGTCGAGGCCGACCCGGATGGATGGACCGAATGGGCGGTGGGCGCTGGCGTTGAGCCGCTGCTGATCGCGTTCCTGCAATTCCGCGGCGCCCTGTTGCACGTTCCGGCCCCGAGCGCCGACATGCAGAACAGCCCAAGCCCGCGAACGTGGGTGAACGTCGCGCGGCTCGAACAGGCAGGCATCCCGCGCGCGGCGCTGCTGGATGTCGTGACCGGCGCAGTGGGGCGTGCGGCGGCAACTGAGTACCTCGCGTTCCGCACGGTGTACGAGACGCTGCCCGATCCTGCTGGCGCGCTTCTCGCCCCCGACAAGGCCCCGGTGCCGACCGAGCCGAGCGCCTGCTATGCGATCAGCGCGGCGCTGGCGGAGATCGTCACGCGGGCGACGTTCGGGAACCTGGTCAAGTACATGGAGCGCCTGCCGTCGCGCGACTTCCTGCTGTTCGCCACGCAGGTCGCCTACGGGCGCGACCCCAGCATCGCGAAATGCCCCGCGTGGACCACGTTCACGCTGTCCCCTGCGGGCCGCGCGTTCCTGCAAGCCGCCTGAGCACAACAACACGCACAAGGAGCATAACCATGACAAGCATGAACAATCTGAACGCCCGCGCGCTGCTCGTATCGTTCAGCGCCAATTCGTTCTACGCCCGCGCATTCAACGAACAGGCGACGCGCGAGGTCGCGCAACACGCGCAGGCGCAAGACGCGAGCGTCGGGCGGTACAACCAGAACATCTTCGGGCGCAAGGTGCCGGAGCTCAACAGCATCAACGCGGCCATCGCAACTGGGCGCGCGGCCATCGCGCGTCCGTCGCTGCCGTGGCTGGCGGACGGCACACGCATCATGCCAGCACATCTGTATCTGCCGTTCGCCGCCGAGATGCGACGATTGGAAACGACGTACTGGGAACTGGTGGAGGAGTTCGTCGCGATCTATCCGCAACTCGTTGCCGAGGCCCCCGCGCGCCTGGGAGGCTTGTATTGCGCTGGCATGTACCCGCCGCGCGAGCGCCTGCGCGGCCGGTTTGGCTGGTCGGTGCGCACGATGCCGGTCCCGACCAGCGACGACTTCCGCGCGGAGCTGGGTGACGCCGATCTAGAGCAGGCATTGCGCGACCGTGTAGACGAGGACGTCGCGCGCATCGTGCGTGAGGGCCTCGCGGAGGTGTGGCGGCGGCTGCTCGTGCCGGTGCAGCGCATGGCCGACAAACTCAGCGACGCCGAGGGCATCTTTCGCGATACGCTGGTCCAGAACGTGAGAGACATCGTCGCCCTCGCCCCGTCGCTCAACATGCAGGACGACGCGGACCTTGCCGCAATGGTCGCGGAGATTACGCGCAAGCTCGCCGGGCAATCGCCGGAGACGCTGCGCAGTGACCCGCAGGCGCGCGCGCAAACAGCGCAGGACGCCAAGAACATCGCGGCGCGGATGCGTTCGTTGCTTGGGAGCCAATCATGAGAACCGCTGAGCGCAAACTGGCAAGCGCGATGACCTCGTTGTGGCTGGATCATCCGTTCTTCGCGTCACTCACCGCGCGCCTGCCGCTGAAGGCCGCGCCGTCGGTGACGGACACGATGGCAACGGACGCCGCGTACATTTACTACGCCCCGCGCTTCGTCGAGGACGCGGACGAGGCGGAGCTCGCGGGCGTCCTCGCGCACGAAGGGCTACACGTCGGCAATGGTCACTGCCACCGCCGAAATGGGCGGGAGCAGGAGTTGTGGGGCGAGGCGTGCGACTACGCCATCAACGCCCTGTTGCGGCGCGCTGGCGTGCGCTTGCCGGCGGACGGGCTGCATGATCCGGAGTTCGAGGGCATGGCGGCGGAGGAGATTTACCGCGCCCTGCGCGACCGCCGGATGCAGGAGCAGGAGCAACAGCAACAGGACGACGAACAGCAGGACAGCCAACAGGAGAGCAACGATGCGGGGCAATCTGCAGAACCGCCTGGCGGGGACGATGATGGCGCTGAAGGCGACGGACAGAGCGATGCCGATGTTGCCGGAGGCGGCGCCGGGGACGACGCAGAAGGTGGCGGCGACGGCGCAGACCAAGGCGATGCGCAGGGCAAAGGCGAAGGCGAGGGCGCGGGCGAAGGCGAAGGCGAGGGCGCGGGCGAAGGCGACGCATTAAGCGCCGCGCCGCGTCACACCGGTCGCGCGGGGGGTGTGCTCGACGCGACCGCCGACGCCCCGAGCGAAGGCGAATGCGTCGAGGCGCTGGCGATGGCGGCTGTCGTCACGCAAGGGCGCGGCAAGATGCCGGCGGGTGCGGACGCGATGCTAGCGGAGGCGCTACGCGCGCGCATGGATTGGCGCGCGGAGACGCGACGGTTTCTGACCACGTTGCGCCCCACCGACTATGCTTGGGCGCGCCCCAATGCGCGCTATGCCGCGCAGCGCCTCTACCTGCCGGGGCTGCGCGAGCAGCGGCTCGGGCATCTCGTGCTTGCCGTTGACACCAGCGGGTCGACGGGCTACTGGTGGGCGCAGTTCATTGCCGAGGTCGCGCAGATCGTGAACGAGTTGCAGCCGGACCGCGTGACGCTTCTGCAATGCGACGCGGCAGTTAGTGACGTTCGCACGTTTGAGCGCGGCGAGGAGTTGAGCGCCGACGGCTTCGCGATCAAGGGCGGGGGCGGGACATCGTTCGTCCCGATTTTCGAGTACGTCGAACGCGAGACGCTCCTGCCTGACGCGCTGATTCTGCTAACGGACACGGACGGCGATTGGCCCGAGCGGGAGCCGGAGTACCCGGTGCTGGTGGCGTCGGTCAGCGCGAGCGGGACCGCGCCGTTTGGTGAAGTGATCTACATGGAGGGCTAGTGGACCGGGGGAAGTGATTGGAACACCGCTGTCGACGCGGCGAGGAGGGGAAATGATGCTTGAGGGTTGGGTGTGCCCGCAGTGCGGGTCTGCCATGTCGCCGTTTCAGGCGTGCTGTGTTTACTGCCAGCCGCCGTCCCAAGATACCAAATGGAGTCGCGATGCGCTGATAGGGAAGAATCGCGCTCTACTGGAAGCGCTGGAGGGATGCGTTCATGCGCTCCGAGGATTCGCCTACCATGGGAGGTATGAGGGATGGGACAAGGCGATCACTGTAGCGCAAGCCGCTATCGACGCGACGAGGGGGGAGGGATGATGCCCGAGACCCCATACGAGAGGTGGGAGGAGGCGATGTCGTTGCTCATGACTCTGCGCCATGACTATGACCGCCTTGCGATGCAGAACGAACGAAGGGGCTGGATGTTGCGCGCGATCCTGCCCATGCTGCCGGACGACAAGGCGCGCGAAGTTGTCGCACTCATGGAATGGAGCTAACCAATGACGCACCTTGCAATTGTTCCCGACCCCGCGACGCACGAGCGCGCGGGCTACATCGGCGGCAGTACCGTCGCCGCCATTCTCGGCATCTCGCCCTGGCGCTCGCCCGTCGAGGCGTGGCTCGCCATTACCGGGCGCGCGCGCGATGATCGCGGCACGGCGGCGACGCGGCGCGGTCTGCGCGCCGAGGGCTACATCCTCGACTGGTACGCGGAGCAAACGGGCGCGCGCCTGCATCGCAACCAGTTCTGCCGGCATCCACTCTTCCCGCATCACGCCGGGCATCTCGACGCGATCGAGCCCGCCGCCGATGACAAACAGCCGCCGCAGCGGGTGATTGAAGCCAAGACGGCGCGCCTGGCGGACAAGGCAAAGTGGGGCGCGCCGCTGACAGACGAGGTCCCCTTGTACTACCTCACGCAGTGCCTGTGGTATCACCATGTGGTGCAGCCCGTGGAGGGTAGCGAGATCGCGGTCGCGTTCTCGCTCGACGACGTGGCGCGCTACATCATCCCGCGCAATGCAGACATGGAAGGGGTCATTGCGGAGCGTGTCGAGTCGTGGTGGCAGCGGCATGTAATTGATGACGTTCCGCCTCCCCTGTTCGCCCCCGGCGATGCCGCCGCCCTGTACCGCACGGACAGCGGCACGCGGCGCATGGCGACGCCCGAGGAATGGCGGAACCTGCGCGACCTCGTTGACGCGCGGCGCGAGCTGGATGCAGCGCAGGCGCGCGTCGAGGCGTATGAGGATCGGGTCAAGACGGACATGGCGGACGCCGCCGCGCTGCTGGATCCCGCGACCGGGGATGCCGTGGTGTCGTGGCGCAACGCGACCCGCACCACGCTCGACATTGACCGCCTGCGCCGCGAACAGCCGGCGCTCGCAAAGACGTACTCACGCGAGACGATTTCTCGCACCTTTCGTCTGCACATCAAGGAGTGACCATGACGCAGCCCCTGCAACATCCGTCGATTATCGCCGCGCTCGCCGAACAGTACGGCATGGACCGGCGCGCTTTTGAGCTCGTGATCCGTCGCACCTGCCTGCCTGATCCCGAGGCAAGCATGGAGGACGTGGTGGCGTTCCTGATGGTGGCGAAGCGGTACGGTCTCAACCCGCTGACGCGCGAGGTGTACGCCTTCCGCCGCAAGGAGGGCGGCATTCAGGCGATTGTCGGAATTGACGGCTGGTTCACGCTCGCGAATCGCGAGGAACAGTTCGACGGCATTACCTTCGCTGACCTCGCCGACGAGCAGGGCCGGCTCGTTGCGATCACCGCGCGCGTACACCGCAAGGACCGGACGCATCCAATCGAGGTGACGGAGTACATGGCTGAGTGCAAGCGGGGCACGTCGCAGTGGTCGCAATGGCCGTCCCGCATGCTGCGCCACAAGGCGGCGATTCAAGCGCTGCGGTACGCCTTCGGCTTCTCCGGCATCGTAGACGAGGATGAAGCGGCGCGACTCGTGCAAACGGAGGAGCGGGCGCGCGTTCTCACAGAGGCATCCGGCGGGATGAACAAGTTGCGCGCCGCCCTGGCCTCGCCGGAGGAGCCGGCAATCAACATTCCCGCCGTCATGCAAGAGCGCGCGGCGGAGCTGGTTCCGGCCGCGTCCCCCGCTGCCGATGCGGTCGTTGAGGACGTGCCGCAGTAACGCAACCACGCGGGGGCGCGAGCCCCCGCATCAACAACAGAGGGCAATCATGTATCAGAAAATCACGCTGCTCGGACACGTTGGCACGGTTGAGGACATGCGGTACGCGAAGGACATCCCGGTCGTCAACTTCAGCATCGCGACGAGCGAGGGCAAGGGCAATGCCAAGGTTACGGAATGGTGGCGCTGCGTGGCGTGGGACAAGCTCGCGGGCGTGGTGGAGCAGTACGTGCGCAAGGGCGACCGCCTGTTCGTTGAGGGCGTCCGGCAGACGCGCACATGGCGGAAGGAGGACGGGACGGAGGTTGAGCAATGGCAGATTCGAGTGCTGCAACTGCGCCTGCTCGGCGACCGCCCCGCTGCGGCTGCCGCGACCGTTGCGGCTGAAGCGCCCGCGCGCGCCGCGAACCCCCCGCGCGAGCGCTCGACGAGTGCGCCGGCCCGCGACCTGACTGACGACGACGACATTCCGTTCTAAGGAGCACGACATGCAAGACGACGAAGTGCCGTTCCCCACGATCGACAGTGAAGTGCCGCTGCCCAAGCGCACCTACTGGACTGCGCGGTCGCGCCGCGCCGCAATGCTGCGGCTGGCGGAGAACATGCAGCGCGGGGATTCGGCTGCGGTTGATCGCCGCAACGATGTTCACGTGTTGCGGCGGGCGCTCAACGCGCGCGGCATCGCTACCGTTGTGCGCCCGATCCTCGGCAGCGACGCTGCGGCGGTTGGATGGCGCGTATGGCACGCGGGACCCATGCGCAAGACAAGGCAGTAGGGCGGGGCGTGGCGCAGGAGG